CAATTTATGTAAATTTTGATTTTAATTGCACTGAATATAAGCAATATAAAATCCCTTATGCTTATAAACGTCAATTAATTAAAAAATGGCTTAATGATATTAAGCCTCCTAAATGGACTAATAGAGAAATTCCTTATTTCTTTGAAGATTGGAAATTTTTTATTAAAACTAATCAACAAGATAATTTAATAAACTAACTATGACTGAAAGCAAATTAACAGAAAAACAAATTTTAAATAAATTTGAATCTGATTTTAATTCTGGAGAAAATATACAAGAAGGATTAAATAAAGCATTTGATAATTTACCTGACGGATTTCTTAAAAAAGAATGTATATTTAAAAGAATAAAACGTTGCACTGAAGTTATTGAAGAAAAAATTACATTTGATAAAATATATGGTTTTGAATTATTGAGCTATGTTTTTGACAAAGTTGATGAATTTTTTAAAGAATATGATTCTAAAGATCAAGACACTTTAATTATGAGAGTATATGATAATATTGAACGAGGTCAATTAGGTAATATTGTCATTTTTAACAATATCTAAAATAAATTTTAAAATACGTAAATTTTTTGTTTACATTTAAAATTTAGCCTTATATAATAAATATATCAATTGAACAAATCAATTAGATAAATATAAACTTAAAATGATAAAAACTATGAAAATTAAAAAATCTATAAACTTAATGACTATAAAAGAAATTAAATCTAAATTTACAACTGATCAAATGTTAGATATGATTAAAACTTTTACTGAAAATGCTGAAAAAATTAGCACTAAAATAAGACATTCTAATAATCAGTTTTTTGCTGAAGTTCAGACTAGTTTATATGAATTAGAAATGGACAAAGTTCGTAAATTAGAATCAATAGTTTATTAATAGAATAATATGAATAAAGAATCAATAATGTTAGAAGCTAAAAAGTTATTTGAAAAACACGGAGCAAAAGCAAGTGATATTGTTAACCGTAGAATCGCTAGTTTTAATAATCAGCATTCTAAGGAAAGCGATCTTGCTTACGTATTATTAACAGAAGTTGAAAAACTTATTGATGAAAAGAATGTTTGAATTTACGATATTCTGGACAAGGTTACACAGAATTTATTTAGAGCTTAGGTCCAAGAAATAATAGTAAATGACTGATAGGAAAGACTATCATTAAAATGTTTATTAACTTAAAATTTATAATAAAATGTCAATAGAAAATGAAATTAAAAAGCTTAGAGAATCAATAGAAGGTTTAACTAATGCTATAATAGAATCTAAAAAACCTGTAATTACAGAAAATAGAATCGATCCTGAAGTTCAAGAAATATCAATCGGATATAAACCAGCAGAAAAAATTGCTCCTGTTGAAGAACAAAGCAAAACTATAAAAAAAGTAGAAATAAAAAATCCTCCTAAGCCATTAGAATATGAAGTTGATAATGAGAAAAATGAAGCAAAAGTTAAAGTAACCAATGATATGGTTAAACAATTAGGAAAAGAAAAAATGGCAGCAGGCGTAGACAGATCTAAAATAAAATCAATAATTACTAGTTTAGCAGGTCCAGATGCTTCAATTGCTGATTTAGATGAATCTAATATTGAAGAATGCTATAATAAAATAAGTGAGCTACAACCTGAAAATAAATAGGTAAAATAATGACTAAAAAGCATGCGAAATTATCAGCTTCAGGGTCCAGCAAATGGTTAAATTGTCCTGGATCAGTTGAGGCTGAATCAAAAATTCCTAATAAATCATCAGTATATGCTGAAGAAGGAACTTTAGCTCATGAGTTAGCAGATATATGTTTGAAAAAACAATTGGAAGCAAAAAAATATATAGGTTATGATGTTCTTTATGCTCCTGAAAAATCAGGTATAATAACTGATGAAATGGCTAAGTTTGTTCAAGAATATATTGACTACGTCCTAGCTCATGAAACAAAAAATAGCCAATTATATACTGAAGATAGAGTTGATTTTTCTAACATTGTTCCAGATGGATTTGGTACTATGGATGCGGCTATCCTTGATTATGATACAGGAATTTGCCACATATTTGACTTAAAATATGGGCAAGGTGTAGAAGTTAGTGCTGTCGAAAATACACAAGCTCAGCTTTATGCACTTGGATTTTATAATGAACTTAAATGTTTAGATGTTATTAAATCATTTAAAATTCATATAGTTCAACCTAGAATATTTAACTACTCATCTTGGGAAATAACATTAGATGATTTAGTTAAATTTGGAGAATATGCCTCAAAGAAAGCAAATGAAGCTTTGGCTCCTAATGCTCCAAGAACTCCAGGTGAAAAACAATGTAAATGGTGTAATGCTAAAGCTACTTGTCCTGCTCTTAAAAAACATACCGAAGAGACTATATTAAAAAGTTTTGATGATTTAAATAAAGATATTATGTTTAATGAACTTAATGACGAACAACTAAAACTTATTCTTGACAATAAAAACCTTATTGAAGACTTCTTAAAATCAGTTGAACAATATATCTACGATAGAGTTTTAAATGGTGAAAAATTTGAAGGATATAAACTTGTTGAAGGTCGTTCAAATAGAAAATGGGTCGATGATGCAGAAGAAATATTAAAAAATAAGTTAGGAGAAGATGCTTATGAGAAAAAATTAATTGGAATTACTGCCGCAGGAAAGAAACTTAAAAAAGATGAAGTTGAAGAACTTACTTATAAGCCTGAAGGAAAACTCCAATTAGTGCCTGCTTCTGACAAGAGAAAAGAAGTTACTAAGACAATAGATCATTTTGATAAAATTTAATAAAATAATTATGGAGAAAGAGCAAGTTAAACTCGAAATAAAAGATTTGATTTGGTCAGAACATATTAACAAATATAAGAATAAATTTTTAGCAGAAGAAATATATTTAAGAGGTAGTGACGATAATTTTGTAAAAGCTTTTATTAATCAAGAGGGTTGCTGTATAAACTGTAAAACAAAATTTGAAATTACTGTAAGAGATATAATTAAACTAGTTTTGAATGATAAAAAACAAATGATCTGTAAAAGATGTGTTGATGATTTAAATCTAAAAAATATAAAAGATTTTTCATATACAATGGAAGAAAGCGACGATGCTACATCTATCATAAATCATAGTAAAGGCGGAAAAATTAAATGGATTATAAAAAGATAAATTAAAATAAATTATGAATATAAAAATAAATAGACAGAATCAAATAGTAATAGACGATATGGTTGTAGCTATTACTAAGATAAATGAAAAAATGGAATGGGAGGTAGGTAAAAAGACTAGAAAAATAATAAGAAGTTATGAACTTAAAACTACAAAAGGAAAAAAAATAGTTGATATACCAAATTTAATGAAATTTAAAAAAGAAAAAGAATATTTAAAAATAGATTGGAATAAATATTTATAAAATGTTTAATATATGCTAAATTTTATTTTACTTTTAAAATTTAATATATTATAATATAGAGTATAAGGTAAATATTATAAATTCTAGACAATAATATTTCTCTTTTATTATATTTTAAACTTAAGATAGAAATATAATAAAAAACTAATTAATCCTTGCCGATTAGTATAAAAATAAGAGCAAGGAGCCATAAATAACGAAACACTTAATTGTGTCATCAAGCAGTGGCGAGCTTGGTCTGAAGAGTTTAGCCAATATAACCTTTATTAATTTAATTTATAAATAAAATGACTAAAATTGTAATAAAAAATGCAAGACTATCTTTTCCGTCTTTATTTCAAAAATCTGTTTTTGAAGGAAAAGAAGGTAAATATGAAGCAACACTTTTGATTGACAAAAAAGATGAAGCTTTGAAAAAACAAATTGACGAGCAAATAGCAAAATTAATTGCCGAATCTAAAATAAAAGTTCCATCAGAAAAATATTGTATAAAAGACGGAGATGAATCTGAATTAGAAGGTTACGAAGGTAATTGGAGTTTAAAAGCTTCAAATGCTAAAAGACCTACTGTTATTGACAGAGACAAAACTCCATTAACTGCAGATGATGAAAAATTATATGCCGGTTGTTATGTAAATGCAGTTATTGATTTCTGGGTCCAAAACAATGCTTACGGAAAAAGAATTAACGCAAATCTTTACGGAGTTCAATTTGTAAAAGACGGTGAACCATTCGGAATGGGTCCTGTTGATGTTACAGATGACTTTGAAGATTTAGACGAATTATAAAGAATTTTGGACGGTTTAGGTCTGCGGATTCGCTGGGCGCCGAGCCAAATAGCCGAAAGGCGATTGATAGAGTAATTAACTATCTGACTGCCAGGAAAGACTGGCGTTTTTGCGTTTAAATGTGGCATTATGTTGATGTTTCAACGTTCCTTGGCGCTTCATAATGTCACTTTTAAGCGTAAAATAAATAATTTAGTGACAGTTAAAATACTTAATATTTTATTAAGAGACGTAGGATCAGACCCTACTTTATTTTACGCTTAGCTTATTAATTCAAGGAACGTAACATGAAAGATTTAGTTGTATTAGACTGTGAAGTCTATCCAAATTATACATTATGTTGATGTTTCAACGTTCCTTGGCGCTTCATAATGTCACTTTTAAGCGCAAATAAATTATTAAAATTAAATATAAATAAAATGATAGAATTTTTATACTTAGTAATTTTTATTTTACTAATATTTTTCATTGCAGTTGGTATTGCTTATATAACTGCAAAAAGGGATGAAATTAAATATAATAAGAAATTAGAAAAAATAAATAAAGAAAATATAAAATATTTAAAAAATAAAAATGATGATGTTGATAATTCTTTAATAATAGAAGCATACAAATATACAAATAAAGGTAGAGAAAAAGTATATATTGAATACACAGGAAAATCTTTTATACTTATAAAAGATTTTCCTGTATATTCAAGGAACGTAACATGAAAGATTTAGTTGTATTAGACTGTGAAGTCTATCCAAATTATACATTATTCGCATTTAAGAATATAGATAATCAAAAAACTTTTACCATTGAGATAAAAGGTGAAAGTTCTTCATTAGATGAAAACTCATTAAAAAAACTCCAACAAATAATGACTGTTAGAACGACATTTGGTTTTAACAGTATAAATTATGATATACCAATTATTCTTTTTGCTTTACAAGGAAAAACAGCAAAAGAAATATGTAAACTATCTAATTACATCATTGAAAACAACTCTCCTGGATGGAAAACATTACAAAACTTTAGTTTATCCTGGCCTAATTCAATAAAACATTTTGATATTCAAGAACCTTCACCTGGAGTTAGGGTAAGTTTAAAACTTTATGGAGGTAGAATGCACTCTGATAAATTACAAGATCTTCCAATAGAACCTAATTCTATATTATCAGAAAATGAAATGGAAGAGACTAAGTTATATTGTATTAATGATCTTGATACAACAATTGACTTATATCGTCAAATCGAAGACAGAATAAAACTAAGAGTAGATATGTCTAATAAATACGGACAAGATTTACTTTCTAAATCAGATGCACAAATAGCAGAAGTTGTTATTAAATCAGAATTAACAAAGAAAAAAATATATTGTAAAACTCCTAAAATACCTAATGGAAAAACTTTTAAATACGAAGTTCCTGATTTTATTTCATTTAAGTCAAAACAATTAAAAGATATATTAGAGATAATTAAAACACATGATTTTGAATTAGATGGTAAAGGATCAATTAAATTACCTTCAGTTTTAAAAAATGCTAAAATAGAATTAGGAAACTCTATTTATCAATTAGGAATAGGAGGTATTCACTCAACAGAAAAGAAACAAGTTGTAATACCAACAGAACATCAATTTTTAATAGATAAAGACGTTGCGTCTTATTATCCATCTATTATTTTAAATCAAAAACTTTATCCAAGACATTTAGGAACACCTTTTTTAGATGTGTATAGACAAATTGTAGAAGAAAGGCTTAAGGCTAAAAAAGAAGGTAACAAGATAGTAAATGAATCACTAAAGATTGTTATTAATGGATCATTTGGTAAATTAGGAAGTAAATACTCGTTTTTATATTCACCTGATCTAATGATTGCCGTAACATTAACAGGACAACTTTCTTTATTAATGCTTATTGAAGAATTAGAAAATAATGATGTTTCAGTAATTTCATCTAACACAGATGGCTTTGTGTCGTTATTAACTAAAGAACAATATGAAAGATATGATTCTATTTGTTTTGATTGGGAACTAACTACAGGCTTTGTTTTAGAGGAAACTAGATATAAAGCACTTTACTCAAGAGATATTAATAACTATTTAGCAATAACTGATTACGGTTATAAAGGAAAAGGTATATTTACTCTTGATTCACTTCAAAAGAATCCTCAAGCAACAATTATTATAAATGCAGTAATAAAACTTTTAGTTGATAATATTCCTATTTCTGAAACTATTAGAAATTGTAAAGATTTAAAAGAATTTTTGCATGTAAGAAGTGTAACAGGAGGAGCAACTTATAAAGATATGTATTTAGGCCGTGTTGTAAGATGGATTTATTCAACTAATGGAGACATTATTAAATACAAAAAGCCTAATAAAACAGGAACATTTCCTAAGGTGGCAAAATCTGAAGGATCTAGGCCAATTATGGATTTGAATTGTGAATTTCCAAAAGATATTGATTATGATCGATATATTGAAGAATCAATGTCGATTTTAGACGATCTTGGAATTACTGACTTATAATTTAAAATTTTTACTAAAATATAGTTTACAAATAAAAAACTATGTTTTATAATATATAAATTATTAACTTTTAATCTAAAAACAAAATGATAAATAATACAATTACAAATGAAACTAAGGAAGATCTTAAAAATAGGGTCGAGCATATCGAATCTCTTTTACTTGAAAAAGATAATTTAAACACAGAAATTAGAGAAGCGTTTGAAGCTGCAGCAAATGCAGGTTACGATGTTAAAGCTATGAAAGAAGTTATTAAACTTCGTAAAAGAGATCTTCAAAAAGTAGTTAACGAAGAAGATATGAGAGAACTTTACAAAGACTTATTAATTGAATTATAATTTAAAATGAATACAAAAAATATAGTAAAAGGCCTGCAGATATTACAAAAATATATGAAGGACAAAGAAGGTTATAATATTTCTGCTGAACATGACGTAATTTATTTTCATGTAACAGATTATCCTATACCAAATAGCGATTTAGAAGAATTAGTAAATTTAGGATGGTTTCAAGAAGGCGCAGAATATGAAGATGAATTTACTATTTGGTCTTATGAACCTGAAGCAGGTTGGACTTGTTACGTATAATATTAATAATTTAAAATGAATACAATGTTAAAATTAGTTAAAGAAATGCATACCAAATTTGGTATAACCTCAGAAAAAGTAAAATTTTCTGATGAAGAAAAAAAGTTTAGAATTTGCGCAATGCAAGAAGAATTGGATGAATACAAAGAAGCTGAAACTAAAGAAGATCAATTAGATGCTTTAGTTGATCTTGTTGTATTTGCTTTCGGAACTGCTGAAAGACAAGGTATGCTTGAAGTTTTTGAAGAAGCTTTTGAAAGAGTTATGATTGCTAATTGTCAAAAAGAAATAGGGCAAAATCAAAAACGAGGATCATTCCAATTAGATTTAGTTAAGCCTAAAGGTTGGACTGCTCCTGACCTAAGCGATTTAGTTGAAGATAAGCCTAAACAAATGACATTATTTGAATTTATGAATGATCCAATAGAAAAATTAACCTCTGAAAATAAACTAAATAAAATTGAAAATGACAAATAAAATAGATAAAACGTTAAAAGAAAGAGGATCTAGATATGGATCTTTTGAACATAATGCTAAAATAACACAACGACTTTGTAATGTGTTAAAACAGGCACCTAATTATGATTTATTAGAAGAAGAGCATATTGAAGCTTTCCATATGATATTTCATAAGATAGCAAGATGTGTTTGTGGTGATCCTAATTATATTGATAATATCCATGATATAGTAGGTTATGCAAAACTTTTAGAAGACTTTTTAAAAGATAAAGAATTCGGAATAAATTTGTCTAATATAAGTACTTTAAAATAATGGAACGATATAATGTAGAACATATAAGAAAAGAATTTATAAGACTTAAAGAAAATAAATTGCTTTCTGATAATGGAACTTATGAGATATTAAATGCTTCATTTATTTCTAATGATTTAGTAATATTTGGAGAATTAAATGAAAAATATGCTAAATCAGAAGTAAAATGGTATTTAAGTCAAAGTAGAAATATAAATGATATAGAAGGCAAAATCCCTTCTATATGGAAAGAAGTTGCAACAAAAGATGGTTGGATAAACTCAAATTATGGTTGGTGTATATTCTCAGAAGAAAATGGAAGACAATTTGAAAATGCCATAGCTAAATTAGAAAATGGTAAATTATCAAGACAAGCAACTATGATTTATATTCGCCCATCTATGCATGCAGATGCTGTAAGAGACGGTATGAATGATTTTATATGCACATATGGTGTTCAATTAATGATAAGAAACGATCATCTTTATTATCATGTTTATATGAGAAGTAATGACGCAATATTTGGTTATAAAAACGATTCTTATTGGCATCATTTTGTTCATGACTTAGCATATAAACAATTAAAGAAGACTTATAAACATTTACGTTTTGGGCATTTATTTTGGAATGCTGCAACTCTTCATATTTACCCTAGACATTTTGATCTAATAAAATGATAAAATTAATAAAAATAAAATGAAAAAATCTGTAATTTATAATCCTTTTACTCCAATTCCTAAATCAGAAAAAAGCCATATTAGAGGATGGGCTATGATGTGGGCGCAAAGACTAGATGCTGACATAGCAACAAAAGAAACTGATTTATTAGACTATGAAAATATTTATATTGACCATGGGGTTAATTTTCATGGATCTTTGAACTTATTTGGAGGATTCAATGATGATATAGTTTCAAATTGCTATAACTTAATGGATGCAGTAGATAATGAAGCTAAATTATTTTCTTTAGATTGGAAAATAAAAGATTGTAATTATATTTCTCAAATAGAAAAACGAATTGGTGCAAAAACAACTTCAAAAATGGTTGATTTTGACTTCTTAGAAAAATTTGAAAATATATTGAATAAAGCAAAATATCTTCCAATGGAATCGCTTAAGTTAAATAAATGGATTATAGGTGATAGCCATACATTAGCATTTTCAACTAAAGATCAAGCAATTACAAGATTGAATGGAAAAACATTATATAGTGTAATTTGTAAATCTGGATTAGATTCATTTTTACATTATCAAAATCAACCTAAAAATATTAAAGAAATAACATTATGTTTAGGATCAATTGACATAAGATTCCATTTATTAAGATTAAAAACTTTTACTGCAAAAGAGTTTGCTGATTTGTATGCTAAAGAAATAATTAAATGGCAGAACTTTTATAAGATTCCTATAAAAGTTTGTGCTCCTGTTCCTATAGAACATGAATTAAGAAAATTACCTAAAACAGGGCAATTTGAAGGACAAAATTTTTATGGAGCAAGATGGGAAAGATTAAAATTTACATTTGACTTTATAAAATATCTTAGCGATTATTGTTTTGACTTTGATCTTATAGAACCGCCTAAACAATGGTATACAATGCCAGGAGATGAATATGCAAGAGAAATAATGGAATTACACTCATCTGTGCATATAGCTCCTAAATATTATCGATCAATTTATAATTGGAATTAAAATGTATGAGATAACTGAATCAAATAAAAATAAAGATCAACTTTTCCATAATATACAATTTGGAGAATGTAGAGAATATTATTTGAATTTATATGGAAAGTTTAAATCAAAACTTCCTATGCCTGAATTTTACCCATCTCCTGAAAGAGATGATATTTTTATTTTAGACTTTGCTAAAGGTCCATGTGGACTAAAAGCTTATGGGGCAGAAAAGTTTATTGCTGAAACAAATTCAAATTTATTAGGCTATGCTTCTCCAAGAGTAGGTCATGCTCCTGAAGCTATAGCTATGCTTTCAGAAATATATAATAAAAAAGCTGTATTCTTTGCAGCAGCATCAAAACAAGTTACGCCTCACCAAGCTGTTGTTTTAGCTTATAAGAATTGTGATTTAAGATTCGTTAAGATTCCAGCTATGCCTTGTTTAAATTCTTGGATTCGTGATTGGGCAGAAAAATTTAATGGTATTGCTCTTCCTTTCGGGTTAGCAAATACTCCTGAAGTTACTGCAGGATTAATAAATATGTGTGAAAACCATCGATTAATTTATGGTGAACCTACAGAATTTTATTGCGCAGTTTCAACAGGAACTATGATAAGAGCTTTACAAATAGGTTGGCCTAATGCTGATGCTAAAGGCGTTGCTGTAGCAAGAAATATTAAAGAAGGTGAAAAAGGAAA